ATCTTAGCCTTGATAGCCTGCATCAGTTCTTCCTGCCCCAGTGCTTTCCTGTCAAGGCCTTTCAGAACGTCTTCATCCATCGTCTTTGCGCAGATGATGCGGGTATTGATTACCGACTGTGTTTGGCCTTGTCTGTCCAACCGTGCAACAGCTTGCTGATACAGCTCCAGGGACCAAGGAAGGCCGAACCAAACCAGTCGATTACCCCCACGCTGCATATTAAGGCCGTGTCCTGCTGATGCTGGATGTGCAAGTAGAAGCTGAAATTCTCCGGCATTCCATTTGTCTATGTCCGAAGGCCCTCCCAGCAAATGGGGTTTATAAGCTTTTAGCCGTTTCATGATCCGGGTGACATCGTGTTTGAAATTGTAAAAGCACAGAACAGGATTCCCGTTTGCTGCCTCCATGACTTCTTCCAGGGCTTCCAGCTTCGCGTCATGGATTTCATGCACTTCTCTGTTTGCGTCGTAGATCGCTCCGTTGCTGTACTGCAGTAGTTTGCCTGTCAAGGCTGCCGCATTCACTGCGGAAATTTGGCTTTCTTCGTCTTCACTAATAAGTGCTAAAACAGCCTCTTTTTCGAATTCGTCGTACTTCTGCTGCTGCTCAGCTGTCAAGTTGATTTTCATGTCAACATCAACACGTTCAGGCAGTTCCAGCCAATCTTCTGCTTTCATGCTGATGCAGATGTCACTGATTTTATCGTAGATTTCTGCCTGATAGATGTCTTTCCCCAGTAGATCGTCTTCACCTTTCCGTAGGTTGTATTCGTAGACGATATGCCCGTTCTTCTTTCCTTCGTTGAAATAGCGTTGCCTGTAGGACGTAATAGTCTTTCCGAGACGTTCACCCTGATCCAGTAGATAAAGTTGACTCCAAAGGTCCAGAAGTCCGTTTGGCGAAGGTGTAGCGGTTAAGCCGATGATGCGTTTAATTTGCGGTCGTATAGTTTTAAGTGCTTTGAATCTGGCTGACTGCGGGGACTTGAAACTGGATAACTCATCAATCACCAACATATCAAACGGCCATTCTCCCCTGAAATGCGCTATCAACCAGGGGACATTTTCACGATTAATGCAGTAAATATCAGCCTTTGCCCGTAAAGCCGCTTTGCGCTGCTTCTCAGTTCCGATACAAATTGAAATACTTAAATGCTTTACATGCGACCAATTGGAAATTTCATTTATCCAAACATGCTCAGCTACTCGTTTCGGCGCTATGATTAAAACTTTTTCAACCTCAAAACGCTCGTAAATCAGTTCATTGATGGCGGTCAACGTTGAAATTGTCTTGCCTAAACCAAGATCCAGGAACAACCCTGATTGTTTATTCTCCAAGGCGTGTTGAACTGCCAATTCCTGATAATTATGTAAATGTGAACGGTTAAGCATTTCGGTTTTGATTTATAATTGCTCTAAAAATTCATTTAATGATTCCATGCTATCGACAACCCAAACTGGGTGTCCTAATTTTCCAAGTTCGGAGGCTACTACTTTCTGCCGTGGTGACTGCCTGCCTCCTGGGCTTTTAAGCTCTACGAACGTAACCCTTCCAGTTGGCATGGTGACGATCCGATCAGGCACACCAGTGATTCCCGGACTTACCCACTTCCACGCCTTCCCTCCTTTTTTCCGGACCTGCTCGATAAGCTTTTTTTCAAGGTACTTTTCCGTTACTGTCATTTTTCAATTTTTTAGGGATACTACAGTAACTACAGTAAGATCGCTTTATATACGTGAGATATACGATTAGGGGGTATTACAGGGGGTTATATGCTGTTTTACTCCCTAATTCGCTTTTTATCTTATTATATACTTTTTACTGTAGTTACTGTAGTATTTGGGGTAAAAAGTTCGTTTCTGCTTAAATTAGGCGGTTTTTGGCACTACAGTAAGCCCCTTTTTTACTGTAGTCTTACTGTAGTTACTGTAGTATCGGGTTTTTGATCTACTGTAGTCTTACTGTAGTATTTCCGGCCCCTACTGTAGTAAATTTAGAGGCTACTGTAGTATCCTTTTCCACCTTAAAATACCCTATCTGATTGCCATATCCTTTGAACATCGTGCGGCTTTTATACTGCTCCCAACCCGCTAATTTCCTCATTGTATCATGTATAAATCGGGTATTATGAGCGTTCATATCCTTCTGATTTCCTCCAAATAATTCAACCCAAATTTCAGCGGCACACACCCGTGAACGTTGTACTGTCCCCTCAGGCATTAGGTCTGATGGCGTGCTGATACAGTCGATATAACTGCGCCTTTCATACGTGCCCATGCTTTCCCAATTTGTTGGTAAAAGCGTGTCCAAGTACTTCTGTATAAGTCCTACACGTTCATCTTTTTCGCTGTGATCAGCCTGAATTTCTCGCGCTACCGCTTCCAGTTCCTCTGACAAATATAAAGGCTCACCAGCCAAATAAAGCTCAACTGCTTCAGCCCAAATCTGATCCCTTTCATAACCTACCAGGTCTGTGAGCGGATTCTTTATAATTTTATCTTTGTTAGCCTTAACAGGCCAGAAACGGCGGTTACCCGTATTGCCTTTTAGGAAGTCCATTTCGTTCGTTGTAGCGAAGAAAATACACTGTCTTGGGAAATATTCCATCCTGCGACCGTATGCAACCCTATACCTGTCATCTCGTTTGGAGATAAAATGTTTAATGGTCTCCGCACTTGCTTTCTTCATACCTGCAAGCTCCCCTATTTCCATCAACCAAACACCCTGTAAACTCTCCATGGCTTCTTTCGTCTTTTCCACGTCTCCAAAGCTATCAGAAAACCACGCACCACCTAAAGCAGCTATTAATGAGCTTTTCTTTAAACCTTCGTCACCGACGAGCGTGAGCACGTAATCAAACTTGCTGCCGGGTCTATATATACGAGTAACAGCAGCAGCTAAAGATTTGCGAATAACTGCACGCGTATACTCAGTATCTTCAGCCCCTAAATAATCTATTAGAATACGGTCTAACCGGTCCACTCCATCCCACACCAGGCTGTCCAAGTAATCCCTGACCGGGTGGAATCCGTTGCGGTTAACGGTGATATCCTCACCGTCTTTTACTTTAGGACCGCTACAGATACCGTACACTGATTCTAGGTAGTTTCTTAGATTAGAATCATCCGAGTCGTTCAAATATTTGGTGTTTCGGTCTACTTTCCTCCATGGGAGATCACGTAAGGCTACTTCTCTCTTTTCGAAAAGGTCCAATGCCAAACATCCTTTCAGGTTCGGATCAAACTGCAATATCTTAACGACATTACCAATAGTGCTAAGAATATTACCTTTCCGGTCCATATCCAATTCACCCAACCAATCAGTTTCCTGTTCCACCTCTTCAGTAGGAACCTCGGTATAAGGTGAGAAATCAAGTCCGGCCTCTTCAAGCTTCTCACGTGCAAGCAGTTTTACTACTTCCTTGTTCTTCCCGACCCAGTCAACCATGGCCGTGAATGAGGGCAGACGGTTGCCAGGTGTTTCCTCCTTTGCGTTCTCGTCTAAATCACCGAATTTATGAAGCCTAACAAGGTCGAAAGCGTTGCACAACTTTCCCGACACAGGATCCGTGCTGTGATGGCTGAAAGCGAATTTACCTCCGTCATGGATCACCAAACCTGCTGCCGTGGTACCACCTGTATAAGTGTAGCGACCTTCAACGTCACACTTCTCATACACGTCAGACAGGAACTCTTCGATAGCCGACTCAACGTCGTATATCCGGCAAAATGCACCTACAAGGCCTTCCTTTTCAGTTGGGTCGCCTTGCTTCTTTGCACCCGCCTGTATGGCCTTCGTTTCGCGTTCAGACATTGGCCAGCTACTCGCATCTTTCCAGTTAGTATATTGGGAAAGAATGGAATCGGCAGACAGATAATCACCTTCAAACTCTTGGAAAACATATTCACCATCTTTAGCAGTTGATGGTAAGTACATCATCCTATTTATTTCGAAACTAGTATGATCAAACTGCTCAATACCCAGTATTCCAGCAATCTTGCGAATGATCGGGCCGTGTTCCAGAGGGGTAACCGGACGATCCAAAGGAATAATAAGCCTCAGACGTGGGTTCTCAGGTGTGTGCTTGTGCGTGGAATAAATCAGCGCATTACAATCAAAAATCATCGGGAAATCCTCTAGTAAAGACTTCGGATCGTGATCAGCATCCAACATAATCAGCTGCTTGTGAACCACGTTATTTTTACCACGCCGACCACCTTCCAGATAAGCACCGATGAACCCCCCAATGTCTTTAATCTCAGCTTGACGAGTCTTGGGTGAAGCAAGATACTCCGCTATAGATTCATTCGTACGGTGGGTTACGCTGCACCGAAACACCAGATCCGGCCATTCCATGCTGGTATTTCTCCACGTCCGAGCGTTACGGTGTTTGCCTATCGCTATATCAATTTGCATAATCAGTCCTCGTAATAATATTTATCTTTTCCTTTAAGATTCACACCAAATAAAGCCATTATCAATAGGCAGATGATCACAAAAATGGCTGCTGCAATCTCTATTAGTGTTCGAAATAGTCTCATATTGTATCAATATTTTGCTATTTCATGCGCCAGATACCAAGCAGCCTTTTTAAGGTCTTCCAGTCGTTTAGAAGGGTCTTTTTTACCAGCTCGGGCAATGTATTTCACCGTGTTACCCAGTTCGAAACCAAGTCCCCATGCGTTAATCACCTTAATAACTTCGTAGGGATCATCCTGTCCACCGTAGTGGGTTGGGTGGTTGACTGGGTCGGGCGCTGCTGGTAATGTTTCAGCGTGTTGCGTATTGACCTGTGCAGCTGTTACCGGTAATGTTTCAGCGTGTTGCGTATTGACCTGTGCAG